ATCGGATCTTGAAGAATATTTCTCAAAAGTAAAAGCTGGCATAAGACCTTGGTTAGCTTGGCCCTCTTGTTTAAAAGATGAGAGAGTCTCATTGGAAAAGGTGAAAATAGGAAAGACACGAACTTTCCAGATAAGTAATATGCTTTTTACATTATCGATGCGTGCATTATGTGGTGATTTCATAAATGCATTCCAACGCAATAAATTACGAGGCTACAGTGCCATTGGTATGGATTGTGAATCTATAGAGTGGTCTGACTTACTCAATCGCTGGAAGGCTATTGGGAAAAGAGGATTTGATGGAGATTTTAAATCTTATGATAGTTCACTGTATGCCAGAGCTATTGGTGATTCCATGGAACTAATTTCAGATTGGTATGATTTATATCGAGAAAGTTATAATGTCCAGTTCCATAAAGTGGATTTCACTTTGACAAAGCAAGACGCACGTATGATGAGACGTATCCTGGCAGATGAACTCATTCACACTAATGTATTATCCTTGAACTTAGTGTTGCAAAAACATCAAGGAAATCCATCAGGAAACCCTCTCACTGTAATATTGAACACAATGGTGAATATGATTTACATAAGAACAGCTTTTTATGTTTTACATCGTTGTGAGATAGGCTTGTTTAACAAGCATGTGTGTTTAATAGCATATGGTGATGATAACGGAGTCTCAGTAAGCAGAGTTGTTGAAGAGACTTTTAACTTTACAACAGTTAGTAACGTTTTCGCTTCCTGGGGATTGATCTATACCCCTGCTGACAAGAGTAATGTCATATTATCATTAAAACCGATAAATGATTTGCGCTTTTTGAAACGAACATCTAGGTGGAATGGATTTATGTATGTCCCAAATATTGACCTGAATACAATCAATGAACTTACTAATTGGACAAGAGGTAAGACAGATGAAGAACAGAGGGCGCAATGTAGAGAGAATTGTCAATCTGCATTGGAATACGGATACTTTTATGGTGAGCAGTGGTTCATTAGATTTAAGACCAAACTTGACAAGGCGTTGAAAGTTGCCAGACT